GAACATAGGCGCAGAGGCTGGCCGCCAGCTTTGCTGCCACCCGCTCGGAAAGTTCGTAATCCTTAATATCATCGAGGCGCGTCATCACACTGGCGAACATGGAAACACCGCGTGTCTGCGCGATGCGATCCACGGTTTTCAGGTGGATGATCTTTTCTGCCGGATAGCGCTTAGTGTCCTGCCTTGTTACGAATACATGCCGATCACCGGGATGTTCCTTGTAGAGGTAGTAAGCAACCGGCTTGCGCCATGCGTTCTTTTCCACCCCGTGAATGATCCGCTTTTTCTGGTCATTCAGATCGAAGGGCAGGAAATCCGCCTCGATCAGCTCCAGCGAATACGGCACCAGCGTGCCGTGATTGATCGTGGCGCTGATGCCTTCAATATGTTTCACCAGCACTTCACCATCCCGAAACCAGCAGCGTGCAAGCAAGCGCAGCATCTGGTTCCAGTTTAATTCCCACGTTACTTCCGGGAAGCGCACCCATTCTTCCCATAGCTCGATCAACTGATCGTTAATCTCTTTGGCCAGCTCGCCGTTTTTGCGTTTCACCTGTGGTTCAATCGTGATCCCACGGCCGATGACGTTATTGACAAGGCAGTTCAGCACACCACGCGCCAGATCGTGGTTTTCGTCCAGATACCGCGCTTGCAGGCGCAGCGATTCCCCGGCGCGTTCCACCACCGCATCACCGCTGCCATGATCCACTTTTATTTTACGCAGGCGCGACGGCTGGGCTGCTTCATAGGCACGTTGCTGGCGCAGAATCCACCGGGCAGTCTCCCGACGCAGGGCAGATTCCGGCGCGATCATCTCTATGGCTTTGTCGAATACATTAAACATCGCTGAAATCCGCTAAGGCTGCTTGTTGGTTCTGGTTGGCTGACTCAAGAGCGGCCACGCGCCGCTCCCAATATTGAATTTGCTCGCGAATTTCGCGGCTGTTGGCGAGCGTCAGGCTGCGCCCGTTCATCGAATAGCTCTGGCCTTTGGCCACCGATAAATCTGCCGCCAGCCACGCATCGAGCGCAGCCTTGGCGTGGGTAAGTGTCACCGCCATGGGAATGTCCTTCAGTTAAAGTTCCAATCATCAAACCCGATCCAGCTATCGCCTTTGTCTGGCTGCGCCGGTTCAGGCTTCTTTTGGTTCAAATGCTCGCGCTCCATCTCCTGCACCAGCGCATCAAGGTTCGGGTTCAGGATGTAGAGCGCCGCCAGCGTATACACCCGGCAATCCAGCGCCTCGTTGCGATGCCCTTTGGCCAACACCCAATGCCGCGCAGGGTGGCCGTTCACAAAGCGCGTTTGCACCCGTTCCGACGTCAGTTGCCGGAAATATTCCTCCGGATACTCCGCCGGGAAATGGCAATATCCAGCGCCCGGTTGGTGGATACGCAGCCGCGCATAGATCATCTGCTTGGCGGTATCGGTGCCAATCGTGAACAGCTTAACCCGCTGCTTGTTGGTGCGGCTGAACCGGCTCACGAGCGGCCTGCCAATTTGCGACGCGCCCTTGATCGCAAACACGCGGTGATGCTCCCGCGCTTTGCAATATTCATAGACTTTCTGCGTGTAGTGGCCGCCCGTGTCGATGCAGCTGCACCCGACATTCAGCACTACACCGTCGCTACGCTGGAGGTTTTGCCCCAGCACCCGGTCAAGCTCCTGCCAGACGGTGGCCTGCGCCGGATCACCATGCAGCACATGGTATTGCAGCGACCAGCTTTCCTGACCGATGCCCCAGCCGACGATCTCCGCCTCCAGCCGGTCGTCCTGCACGTCCACCCCGGCAGTGATCACCACCACGCCAACGGGTGCCACACGTCCCCAGTTCTCCTTGCGGCTGATCAGGCCGGAATGATCGACGCCTTCGGTGGCTTCTTTCCATGTTTCCCCCAGCGAGGTGTTCACCCAGACTTTCAGCGTTTCCGGCAGGCGCTTGGCCTTCAGGAAGTTTTCCACCATCTCGCCCCAGCGCACCCACGGGCTATAAAGCTCCGAGATATGAAACCCGACCACACCGCTAAAATCAGCCTGCGCTCTCCAGCTGCCACGTGAGAGCATCCACGGCTTGTCACTGTCTTGCAGCGTGGCCTTGCAGTGTTCGCATTCATAATGCGCGTCACCGGGCTGCTTCTTATCAAACTTCACCTGCGCCCAGCGCAGCACCTGAAAAGTGCCGCATGCCGGGCATGGCACGAAGAAATGCCGCTGATCACTCAGGCTATAACGCGCTTCGATCTTACTCTCGCCCTCAATCGTGGGCGTGCTGGCCGATACCAGAAGCCGGTTCCAGAACGTCGTGGTGCGTTTCTGTGCGAGTGATCCCGGATCACCCTCACTACCGGCGGACGTAGGATAGCGATCTTCCTCATCGAGCAACACAATCCGGATCGGTCGGCTGGCAAGCGATGACGGGCTATTGGCTCCCGCCATCGTCAAATGCCCACCGTTGAATTTCTTATGCAGCAGCGTGTTATCGCTGTTGCGGCTTTTCGGGTCTTTGAACAATTCGGTCAGTGCGTCCGTATCGCGGATCATCGGCGCGAGCCGGTCTTTACTCCATGCCTCTGCCATCTCCAGCGTGGGCTGGATAAACAGGATGGGCGATGGGTCTTGATGAACGAAATACCCCAGAATGTTATTCAGAATCTCCGTCTTGCCGATCTGCGCGGAGGTCATAAACACCACCTCGCGCACGCCGGTTTCATTCACTGCGTCCATCATCCCGCGTTGGTACGGAGCGCGATCCGTCCTCCACCTTCCGGGCTCGGCGCTTGCCTCCGGGCTTAATTTCCGGTGCGTGTCCGCCCACTGGCTCACTGTCAGTTCCGGCGGTGGCATCCACACCTGCCGGACTTTCTTCCTCAAGCTCTGGTAAGGCGTCATCATGGGCAAGTTCCGTGAGTGCCTCATAAATCGCAGCCTTCAGGAACCGCTCGATCTCGGCGGGCTCCTTGAGGGCGGCGATCTGGAAGGCGCATTTGGTGGGGATCGCAAGCAGCCGCATCCGGCAGGCAGAAACTTGCTGCATCCAGTCATGTTCAATCGTTTCAATCGAAATCAGTTGGTTACGAAGTGCGGCCACTTCGAGTTCAGTCTTATCGGCCTGCGCCTTGATCAACCGGGCGCGCTCAAAGTGCGTGTCACGCGGCGCATCGGCGTTGCCATAGGCGCGATCCTGCAAATACTGTACATAGCGCTGCACCGAGCGCACCAGATCGTATTTGCCTTTTTCTGCTTTGGGGATGATGCCATCCCGCGCCAGCTGCTGCACCCGGCGCTCGGTGAGGTTCAAAAACTTTGAAATCACCGCGACCTTGTGAAGAATATGCATGAGGGATTCCTATCATGTCGTGATAATCCACCCCGCAAACTCTCCAAACCGAAACCATTCTGCTGCATCTTCTCCGAGTATGGCAGGATCAAGTGGGCGCTGGACGCCACCGAGTGATAATTCTTTGGCGATGATCTGCTTTGGATCGACGCCAGCCGCGACTTTTCCCGCCAGCGTCAACCGCCACAGCACCGTGGCCTGATAACCGGTGGCCGCTTCGCATTTATCGACAATGACAATCGCGCCGCCCGGCTTCAGGCAGGCGCGGAGCTTGGCGATAAACTCGCGCCGCGCACCCACCGGCATGAACATCATGACGAGGTAACAGATCGCGACATCAAACGGTTCATAGTCAAACGCGCAGGCGTCCATCTGCACGAGGTTTTCCTTGGCCGGTCCCGAATACTCGGCGCACATCTCCGCACTTGGTTCAATCGGCACCAGCTTGGCCTGCCGCTGGGCGAGTGTATCCACCAGCGCCTTGCCGATATTGCCGGTGGATGCGCCAATGTCATAGACCAGACCACCTTGCGGAATGTAATGCCGTGCGATATGCGCCACTGCGCCCGTCACCAGATCATACCACGGCAGCTGCTCGCGGACATGGTGGTTAAAACTCTGGGCTACACCGGCATTCTCGAACGACCATTCCTTGGGGATGTCGATTAAGGTTTCGGAAGTTCTGTCCATTGCTCGTTCTCAAATACTTTGATCGAAGGAATGCCATAATCGGCGTACATGCCTTGCGTGCGTGGGTTACTCTCAATCGCCAGATACTGGTTGCCGTCGCGCCCGTGCTTCGGGAACACCAGCGTTTCCAGCATGATGCGCTTGGCCTCGTGTGGCGGTTTGTGGAAGCGGTTAAAATGCGCTTCTTGTGGCACCCATCCGGCCTTGAAATACAGGCTATCAAGCGTGGCCTGTTTGTGTTTCTCAGGCCGTGCCGTCATCATAATGGTGTGATACGGCGCAACCAGACTCACCAGCCAGTTGCGATAGGTTTCCTTTTGGATCTGCAAGGCAAAGGGTTTGTGCTTTTCGTGACTGTTCGCCACCAGCGTGTAGTTCAGATCAAGGAGTATAATCATAGTTTCACCCCCAGCCGCTCTGAGAATGCGCGTTTTGCTTCCTCTACCAATCCCATGCGACTGCCATCAGGATAGGGTAAATCAAACTCAAACTCGATAGCTGCTTTTAGTCTTTTGACATTTAATTCCAGCGGCTTCGCGCAGATCGCCTGCACATTCTGATTGCACTCATCCACGCTGACTTTTTCAAAGAACAGCTTGAACAGATCATAAAACTCCCGCTGGGAATGATACTTCTGCACCTTCGGCGAAGTGGCAATGTCACCGAGCGTGATGCCTTCCTCGTAATCCAGCTGGAATAGCACGCCGCTCGCTTGCCGCTCATTCAGCGAATGATAGCCATTGAGCTGCTTGATGTTGATGTGGTTACTGGCCGATGCCACCGCATAAAGCCGTGTGGTGGCATGAGCAAGCGCCGCGCAGATACACACGATATGCTCGCGGTCTGCGCGGAAGGGAACGCTGTTGAGCACGCTAGAGATAAAGATCGAAGAATAGCGCAACTTCTCTGTGCCAATCGCGTGGAGGAACTCTCTCGCCAGTGCCACGCTTGCTTCCTTGTCGATCTCGTTACTCTCTGCCACCCGGTATGGCTCGAACGGCGTCACCATCACGCCGAGGCTTCGCAGGATGCGGGTTTCATGCAAATGGCCTGCACCAAAATCCAGCACGCAGCGGCCAAACTTGCTGATCCAGCGATCACGGTTTTCCGGCTTGGTGACGTCAAAGCTCTTGGCCGTCGCATCACCCGCCACCGCGAAGATGAACCCACGCCCCAGCGACTCGCGCACCTGACGCAGGCGCCGGAAAGAATTGTGGCGCAGCAGATCCTCATAGCGGCGATGAATATCAAAATCCATCGAGAGGTAGTTCAGCATGGCTTCCGCCAGCTTGCCTTCCTCATCCGTCACAAACACCACCGGCACTTGCTCTTCACCCAGCTCCGCATGATGCTGCAAACGGCCAATGCCATTCACCACCCGATAGTCTCGCGTGGCCACAATCGGCATGGCGATGCCCCGGCGCTTGAGGGTTTTGGCGAGGTTCAGCGCGTAGTTCTTCCAGCGTCCCTGATTGGCTTTCAGGAAAGGTGCAATCGGGTGTAGCTTCGCATTAAGGCACGGAAAAAACTCCGGCGAATCCACCGCTTTGTCTGGCACGGCTTCGGCCAGCTTCTCCACATCCGCCGCGTTCAGCTGCGTGTTGATCTTTTCCACCGTGTCACTCTGGCCGAGGTCATTGGTGGCGCGGTTAAAAACCACGTTCACACCTTTTCGCTCGGCCAGATCCATTGGGCGGGTGACAGCCAGAGGCACTTGGCTGGCACCCATACGGCACGCCACATGATGACGCTGGTGGCCAGAGATGATTTCTCCGTCCGGCGTCGCATAAAGCGGCAACAAAAACCCCAGTTTACGCAGCGATAGCTCGATCAAGTCCAGTCGCTTCGGATCGGCCACACGCGGGTTATACGTCGATGGCGCAATGTCTTTCACATTCACGAGTTTCATAATCCAAGCCTGCGTTTGAGTTCTGCGATGATCTCTTTTTTCTCGAAGCCAACCTGCTGCTTGATGGCTTCCATCCATTCGAGATATTGCTCGCGTGGGATAGGGAATGTGTAGGCAGCGATCCGGGCGGTGGTGTCTGCTTCTTCGATGTCGTCGTCATTATCCTCGCCGAAACCGTCTTCCATCGAATCGAGCGATGACTGAATCTCTTTCAGTTCCTCCGCGTTAAAACCTAGCAGCTCGGTGTCGTAAGTGGCATCATCCAACTCAGCGATCTCCAGCTGAAGCAATGCCTTGTCCCACTCCGATTCTTCTCCCACCCGATTATCGGTGATGCGATAGGCCTTGATCTGCTCCGGCGTTAGCTCGGTAGCGATATGCACCGGCACCTTTTTCAAGCCCAGCCGCTTGGCTGCCTCAAAGCGCACATGGCCAACAACGATCACCAGCTCCTTGTCGGTGACAATCGGCTGGCGGAAACCAAACTCCTTGATGGAAGCTGCCACCTTTTCAATCGCGTGGGCATTGATCCGTGGGTTCCGCGCATAGGGAATCACCTGATCTACCGGCATCAGTTCTACTTTCATCGGCCTATCTCCTTGGTTTTGCGAAGTGCATTTCGATATTCTTCTGCTTTTGCGAAACGAGTTTCGCAGGGCATTTCGTTTTTTGATTTTGGGTTCTCGTTGTTTCTCAGTGGGATGTGCTGAAAAAAACGAAACGAAATCGACATTTTGAAGCTGGCGCTGGGCAAATCCCGCGCTCGCGGCGTACCCGTGTAGCATCGGCTGGAAGGACCCGCCGCCGCCCATCCGTTCAACCAACTGTAAAACAATAGAAAACAACCTTGATTGCAGATGGCAGGGTGTTATCCGATGGAAGGTTTAACCCCAGCAAGAAAGGCCAAACACCATGATAGCAGCCACCAACGCCAACGAAAAATCCCTCGAATCCATCGAATATGCCAAACGCATCGCCGAACTGAATGATCGCTTCCGCCAAACCTATTGGGGCGGCAAGGTCATGACCACTTGCGGCGTGAACGAACTATCCGAGGACATCACGGCACGGCTGTTTCGAGCCGTGTCTGAGTTCGATAAATTTAACTGGCGCAACGATCCGCATGGTGAACATGACTTCGGCAAAGTTGTTATTGATGGGCAGAAGTTTTTCTGGAAAATCGACTACTACAACAACACGATGGACGCCGGATCAGAAGACCCGGCCAATCCCGACGTCACCACCCGCGTGCTGACGATCATGCTTGCCCATGAGTATTAAAGATTTTCTCTAACAGGTTGCTTTTTAGAAAACCTGCTGTCGTACAGACGAAACAGGAAGGGATTGGCAACAATCGATAGCATCGCTCCTGCAAGAATCAGGCTGTAGAGGTCTTGGCTAATCAGATCCTTGGAGAGAGCAAGCCCACCAAGGATGAAAGAGAACTCGCCTATTTGTGCAAGCCCGATGGCCACGGCATAACTGACTTCCTTGGTCTGCTTAAAAAAGCTGGTGATTGCCACTGCCGCCACACTTTTTGCCACCACGATAGTCAGGAACGTCATCACTACTGCGATTGGCTGCTCGACCAGCGTCAGCGGGTTAAACAGCATTCCGACAGATACAAAGAACAGCACCGAAAAAGCATCCCGCATGGAAACGGTGGTTTCAGCTGATTTCCTACCAATCTCGCTTTCGTTCAACATTACACCAGCCAGAAACGCACCCAGCGCCAGCGAAGCATCAAACACCACATAGGCTATTGAAGCAAAACCAAGAGCAATAGCCAGTGTCCCCAGCGTATTTAGTTCTGGAGAACGCATTTTTGCTATGTTGACAAAAAGCCATGGCAAGAACCGCCGCCCAACCACAAACATGAAAACAAAAAATCCGGCAACTTTGAACAGCACTGACAACGAAGTCGTCACAATCAGCGATGATGAAGCATTTGCATCATGCGTAATTTCAGCAATAACAGGGAGCATCACCAGCGCAAAGACCATTGCAATATCTTCGATGATGAGCCAGCTGATTGCAATTTTACCACCATTACTCTCCAACAAATTACGCTGCTCCAGCGAGCGAAGCAGCACGATGGTGCTTGCCACAGACAATGAAAAACCAAAGATCAAAGCAGCCGAAAGCGAATAGCCGAGAAAAATTGCTAACACTGCGCCAATTAAAGTTGCAGAGGCCATTTGAACTATCGCACCGGGAAGTGCAATTTTTCGGCTCTCAATAAGGTCTTTTAGCGAGAAATGCAGGCCGACTCCAAACATCAGCAAAATGATACCGATTTCTGCAAGCTGTTTGGCTAGCGAAACATCGGCAACAAATCCCGGCGTATGAGGTCCAATCGCAATACCAGCAAGCAAGTATCCAAAAATTGCAGGCAGCTTCATCTTCTTGGCGGCCATGCCAAAGACAAATGCCGTCACAATGCTTGCAATAATTGTGTTGATTAACGCGTATTCCATGTGAGCAACATAGGCTGTATATTTAATTTTTACAACACAACTCAACCTTTTGACAAAGGCATAGTCAGCATACTAACGCCTGATCTTCGCCATGTAGTAGGCGAGGTTCTGCATAAACTCCTTGGGCAGACGGTCATTCACCGTCTGTTCCATTGTTTGGACATTCTCCCGTTGCTTAAACAGCTGCATGATGCCGGGTCCGAACAACAGCTTCAGCGGCAGCCGCTTCCCAGATTTCCGCATATACACTTCCGTGGCGTTCGATCCTTTCTTGCGTGGCGCGATGAAGGCGCTGCGATAGGTGCGGTTCTTTCCCCATGCCTTGGCCTTCACCAACCCGCGCTTGCCACCGGGCTGCTGGGTAGGCTTCTTTGAGCCAACCACGAACTCGATCAAATGCAATGGCCGCTCACTTGCTACCAGCGCCGCCCATAAGCGCCGGAAGGTAGATGGGCGGGTCTCGATACGTCTTTTTACCGCAGCCTGCCTGCCGCCCATTTGTGGGGCAATGTGCCGGGCGCTTGAAACCTTTGCGCTTTCCGCCACTCGGTTCAGGGTTCGCACGGTCGCTTGCGGCACGGCCTGCTTCTCCAGCGCACTCAGGCCACGGCGCAGCGATTTCAGATCGCTCTCGACTGAAAGATCAAAGGTCATAATGATTTCCTGATGCTACGCTGCTATTGGCAGCGGTTCCCAATGGAAATTTTCCCTTCCAGATTCGGTGGGGACTTGAATATATGTCCCCAAGATTCTAAAGTCTGCTGCAATTCCAGTATGCGGTTCGAGTTTAGTCCGTTGGGGAATGTAAAAACAAAAATGGGGAACTATTTATCAACTTTGTCATTTAATAAATAGCTTTCTAAGACTACCGAATTTTCAATTTGTGTTTTTATTTGCTCCATTATTTCAATTGCCGCTATATGTAGCTCATCAAAATCTTCTTTATCGACAGGTACAGACTCTCCATGAGCAACATTATTACGACGCCCAAGAAGTTTCGTATCAATTAATTTCTGCTTTGTTTCAAAAAAAGAAGGATCAAGACCAAGTCTTTCGAAGATGTTCTTTAGTCTATCATAGGTCAAATTACTTTTTGCGCTGAATAGCTCATCTGCTTTAAAATGAATTTTATGATTCTGATCAGACCTACAGAGAAGAATAAACTTCTCAAACTCATTGATATTATTGGAAGCAAAGATACCTTTTCCATATTTCTGATAAAGGTAGCTGCCTAAAAGTCCTTTTGATAGACTCCAACACTGTAGCCCCTGATTAGAGAGAAATTCCAAGTATGCTACTGTAGCTTGTTTTGTAAATCCTTCAAAATGAGCATAAAGCAGGCAAATGCTGCTTCTGAGATAAACATCGACGTCACCGCTGTTCGTTCCTACAAGTTTTTTTAGCGCAGAAAGCTCTTTTTTACGCCATGCCAGCTCAGAACTAAGTTTATCAGAAAGGGCTTCTTTCGTTAAAATTTGCATTTTTAAGCCCTCTTAAATAGCTGCCTCCCCAATGGCAATAACGCTGGCAATCTTCCTGCCGCCCTAAAACCTGATCCTGAATTTGTTTGATATTCATTATTATCCCATAATGCATGAACGATGCCCTCTATTTGGGATTCATCTACCAGAGTATTTTCGTTCAAATTATATGCTATTCCAAGAGCGACTACTTCAAATGCTGAAAGTGAAAATCCGCCTTTATACTTTCCAGTATTGGTGTCTCTCCTACGGAAAACATTTTCACCAACATGATTATCTATAATTTCAAAGGTTTTAGTAAAAATTTCACCTAACGTATCTTGATTAAATGTAGGCTTAGAAACCACCTCATTCATTTTGTCGGTTAAGAATTCCCCAATGTCTGTCATAGGAAACAAGGAATCAATCGGGGATAATGCAAGAACAATGAATCGAAGCGCTAGTTCAACGTTGTACTGCTCTATCATTGCCCTATCGCTTAAGGAAATGCAGTTAATGAAATGGTTGTTGTTAGACAAATCTTTCAGCCAAATATAGCGCTCTCTGTTTACCATCAGCAATACACAATTTCGAACTTCTTGTTCTGTGAGTGATGAACCTCCAGTGTTTAATCTTTGAAATAATTCGTACTTGGCCAGTTCGTCACTTTCTCTCAGAAGTATGCTGAGATTTATTTTCGTTCGTTTTACCAGAAGCTTTATGTTTTCAGGCAGTGTCTTTTCTCCCTCCCACTGGTAACCTTCAAGGGATGGTATATATTTTGTTTTTTGTAATCTTAGCGGCTCTTTTGCTTGCCCCTTTTCATCTTTTAGAATCCCCACTAATTCGTATATGGTTGAAAGTCTTTGCAGTCCATCAACAACATCCCAAACTCCATCTTCACGTTGACTAACAAAAACAGAAGGTATTGGAATTCCCAAAATGAGTGATTCAACGAGTCTGGATTTTTGAGCATCTGACCATCGAAAAAACCTCTGAAATTCAGGATGAATTTCAATTTCTTTATTTTCATACAGCGATATCCACTCTCCAATTGACATTGCATAACCATCTGTACGAAGGGTTTGTCGACCTTTCTCAATTTCATTTTCTAAAGTCATAAGTTCCTCGCTTTCTAGTTATAAGAACTTTAGAGCATGAATACCGGTTAGGAAAGAATTTATCTAAATTGCTAGCGGTTCCCACTGAAAGGTTTTGCCATCCAGTTGCGGCGGGGACTTGTAAATCTCCGCCCAGTCTTTTATAACCACCTGTAATTGCTCAACCCGGTTCGAGTTTAGTCCGCGGGGGAGCACCACCCTTCGCCCTGCGGGCTTCGGGTGGCTTACGCCACTTGCGTAAGACGCACGGAACCGCATCTTGGGCGAAGGAGGAAGCTCCTCTTGGAGCGAAGGGGGACTGATTCACAGGGTTCAACTCCGCTTTAGTCAAAGACTTGGCCGCTGGTTCTCAACTTCCAATCCCCAATTTGCCTTGATTCGGATAGAAATGATGAAATTCAAATATAGCGAACTAACAAAATGCTGACGCATTTTGACGCTGCCTACGGCGCGGCCAGCTTGGCTTTCGGCCTAAGCTGGCATAGCCAATAAA